AATGTATCAATCCCAATCCACCCGGCCCCATGCCGGATTTTTATTTAGAGGCTCACGCAATGCAGACAGGTGTTTGTAAATGGTTTAATGATGTGAAGGGCTTTGGTTTCATTACTCCCGATGACGGCGGCAAAGATGTCTTTGTACACTTTTCAGGGATCGTCGGCCGCGGTAAAGAGCGCAAGGGATTGAGCGAAGGAATGCGTGTTGAGTTTGAGACCGAAGCCGGAAGTAATGGCAAGGGGCCCAAGGCAATAAACGTCGCCCCAGTAAGCCATAAGCGTTATGCAAATGAATCCAGCATTTAAACTGCTATAATTTTGGTCGTTTAGATATTTCCTTCACCCGAATTACTTTTTTAAATCCATTGCATGGCCCTTTAGGATGCCTGTTACGGCATTTCTTACATTTTGGGTTTAGCGGGATTATTTTCAAGGTTTCATATATCTGAATATTGCGGGATATCAAGACAGCCGCTCTGCCAATGCTGCCTTACGCCCTCTACCGTCCACAAGGAATGACCACAGACACAAAGAAAAACAGCAGCGCCGTTAGTTGATGGAGGTTGTGGGGGCCTGAATGAACCTATGAATTTATGTTTTAGCGGATCTATTTCTAAATCCTCAACGAACTTTCCGTTCAAGATAGCCATAGTTGATTTATCCAGTTTTTAACAACCCACATTTAAAGGATTAAGCCTAATATAAATTCTGACATTTGTCGCTCCGTTTAGTTTTTTAACAATCACTATTTTACCCCATAACCGAGGATAACTTCATGTGATTGATGTTCGGAATTTCCGACATACATGCATCGACATGGGATTGTACAATTTCCGACATTATGTGGGAGCGACACTTCATTAGCTGGTCTGCCGTTGTCTCGCGCACAAATATCCGGAGTTAGATTATTAATATAGGCACGAACATAAAAAGCCATAGGGGAACCCAAATTTTTAACAATCCACATTTTACCAGTAAACGAGGATACATTCATGTCAAAAGACAAGCCAAGAAAGGAAAAGAAGAAGCCTAAGAAACAAAAGGAAAATTGAGCTATTTATGCCAGTACCAAAAGGTCAACGTTATGGCGGACGCCAAAAGGGAACTGAGAACAAGCGCACACGCAGTATCCGCGCGGCCATCATCGAAGTATTCAACGACATCGGCGGCATTCGGCACTTCGCGGCCTGGGCTAAAAAGAACCCAGACGATTTCTATAAGTTGTGCGGTCGATTAATTCCAATCGAGGTATCAGGCCCAGATGGCGGCCCAATTGAAATCAAAGGCACTCTCTCCCAAGCGGTTGATGAGGCCAACTCCAAAAACGGCATATCGAAAAGCGGTAGATCTCGCTCTTAAAGATCCTATCTGGTTCAGCAAGTCGGTTATTAGAACCAATAACGATCCTTGGCAGGACGAAATGCTGCAAGCGTTCGCCGACTTATGGCGAATAGACCATGGTGAAAAAACAGTCATCAACCATGAGGGGCTAAATAGATTTAGTGTTGTATCCGGTCACGGCCCAGGCAAGACTTATTTTGCCGCGCAATTGATGCATTATGCCGGCTTTACCAGAAAGATTCAGATTCCCTGTGTAGCGACCAAGGAAAAGCAGGTCCTTACTCGTATATGGCCGCGCTTCCGCGCTATTCGCTTGGGCGCGATTGCTGAATATCAACCATTTATTGAAATCAATGATCGTCGCATCTTTTGGGACGGGGATTCTAATTGGTTTGCAACGCCGGAGGCCAGCCAAGAAGATGTGGGCATGGCCGGCTATCACCCGAATGGCATGGATGACTGGGTATTATTCGTTATTGACGAAGCGTCCGGCATAAGACAGAAAATATTTGAGGCTATTGCCGGCGTTTTATCTTCGCCGCATACCGCTATTTTCATGATAGGCAATCCCACGGCCAACCAGGGCGAATTTTATGAATCCCACAATAAGCCCGGAGTGATGAAGTTGTATTATCGGCGACACGTATCGCTGGAAGATTCGTCGTACACGGATAAGAAATATGTTGCTGAGTTGATCGAGCGATACGGTCGTGAGTCACCCATAACCAAAGTACGCGGTTTTGGTGAGTTCGCGGACATGGCCGAGAATCAGTTAATCGCCTATCAATGGCTGCTTAACGCAGCCGAGAACGAAGAGATCGTAGACACCGAATTCTACAAGCTCAGAGTCACGGTAGACGTAGCCGACGGCGGCGAAGATGAAACCATTATCACCGTTGCCAAACTTAAAGAGCTGCAAGACATAATTCTCAAGCAATACCGCTTCAGTTTTCCCGCCGCCGAGTCTCCCATCCTTGCCGCCGATCACGCGGAACGCATCTGGAAAGAATGGAGCGGCCGGCCGGATACGGATGACATCGTGGTTGACTCCATCGGGGTCGGCGCCGGGACCGCTGGTACGCTTATACAGCGCGGCTTACCCATTATTACCTACCGCGGCGGCGAGCACAGCGACGATACGAAGCTATGGCGCAACAGGCGTGTGCAATCCCATCTTGTAATGCGTAACGGTCTTCGAGACGGCAGGACCGTGTTCGGGCCGCAATTGCAAGGCGCAACGCCGCAGGAAAAGAAAGACTTCAACGATCTCTGCGCCCAACTGTGCTCGATAAAAAGTAAACCCGGAATTGAACGTGTCGAAGATTTGGAGACCAAGCAAGAAATGAAACGTCGAGGACTAAAATCACCGGACATGGCGGAGGGCATGGCAATGGTCTATGCAACCCAATCTCCAACCATGATGGCGAGCGAAACCGAGATTATCTTGGGACCACAGAGGACAACCGGGCGATTGATGGAAGATTCGCCGTGGGCGTAGTTGATCGGTTCGCGGCCGCATGGAAAGGATTTAAAGACATGCCGGTAAATCAGGCTATCGTCAATCAGGGTGAGATAGCCTTATTCGATCCGTATCACTTATTTCCAAAGATCGGTTTCCACCAGTACAACCCTTCTATTCTGGTCACGAAGAAAGGGCTGCGCATCTTCGATGAGATGAAGAAAGACGACCAGATCAAGGCCGCGCTTGAATTTAAGAAGCACGCCGCCTTAGCCTCCGGTTGGGAAATAGTATCTCCTGAAGGCAAGCCGGATGATTGGGAAGTCACCGTATTCGTTAAAGAAACGTTGGATGCTATAGAGCAAACGCTGGATGACGTGTTGTTCGAAGTTCTGACGGCTTTAGATTACGGCTATTCCATCACTGAAAAGATTTATGAGGATCGGGATGGTAAAGCCTGTCTCTGTTCGGTCAAGGGTAGGCGTCCGCACGAAATAGATTTTGCCGTTGATGAGTACGGGAATATTCATGACGATGGTATTGTTCAATGGCAGATTAGCAAACAAGTCAGGATGCCGGTTGATAAGTTCATTGTCTACAGCCACCAAAAAGAATTTAGTAACCACTACGGCAGGTCTGACTTAGAAGCCTGTTACCGGGCCTGGTGGAGCAAGGACAACTCCTACAAATGGCTGAACATGCTGCTTGAAAGACTCGGCATACCGCCGATTTTCTTTCTATACAATTCGAGCAAATATACCGGCCGCATGGTCGATGACCTGAAAGCTGTTGTCCAGAATTTACAGGCCGCAACATCTGGTGTCCTCCCGCGCCAGAATAAAGATGACCTAGACTTTTGGGCGCCAGAGCTCGCCGACCAAGCAACGAGCGTCTTTATTCCAGCCCTTAACATGTTCAACAAGGATATTGCCAGGGCAATTCTCATGCCTGGGCTATTGGGGGTGACGCCGGACGACCAGCAGAAGGGCGGCTCCTACGCGCGCGCGAAGAAACATTTCGACGTGTTTATGCTGGTAGTCGAGCGCCTGCGGAAACGGCTTGAATGCCTGGTGATGAAAGAGCAGGTCATTAAGCAGCTTGTGGACTTAAACTTTACCGGAAACGAATATCCTATTTTTAAATTCTTGCCGCTCGATGACGAGGTTCAGGTCGAGCTGTTGACCGCATGGGGCGCGCTGACAGGGCGAAGGATCGTCACGCCACAGGGTGAGGACGAGACACACATACGGGAGTTGATGAAATTCCCGGAGTTGCAGAAAGAGCCGATCTCGGATCAACCAGCGCCGGCTAAGCTAGATCCTAACGCCGATCCAAATGCTGACCCGAACGCCCAGGACAAAAACAATCCGGGCAACCAGTCTTACGGCTTGATCCGTCGCCCCAATAAGTATGAACGCCAAGTAAACTTCGCCCAAGTCGAAGCAACGCTGGATAAGGTCGAGTCCCAGGCAATAGAGAACGTTAAGGCCGCACTGACCACGAGCAAGGCAAAGCTTCTCGCGCGCGTGCAGAAAAGCTTTACCGGGAACCCGAGATTCGCTGCCGATCTGAGTCTGAACGGATTCGGCGACGTACAAGCCGCGATCAAAGAGTTTATGAGGTCGGCCTATCAGGAAGGATCAAAGGCGCTACGACAAGAGCTTAAGAGCAAGAACTTTGCCGATCCCATGTTCGCGCCTATCGAAGCGCTGCGCTATCTGGATCAAAAGACGATCTGGATTACCGGAGTCTTGCGCGACAAGATCACGGCCGACGCGAAGTTAATTATTCTGAACGCTATTAAGTTCGGCGAGTCGTTAACCGCAACGATTCAAAAGCTGGATGAATTGTTTGTCCGGTATATCGGCGATGAACAAATATTGCAGGATGGCGAAGCGTTAAATCCGTACCGGCTCGAAACGATCATCCGCACGAATTCCACGGAAGCCTATAACCAAGGCCGATTGATCCAGGCCAGAGACCCGGAATTAGACGGTCTGATTAAGTACATGGAATACAGCGCCATTATTGATTCACGGACGACGCCGATATGCCGGTTGCTGGATGGCAAGGTTATCCAGCTTAACGATCCGAACATGGACAGGCTTGCACCGGCAAACCATTACAACTGCCGTAGCATTCTGGTTGCCGTCCCGTTAAGCCAGCAAGTCAACGCTTTGGATTTCTTAACCGATGCGGAAGAAGGCGAAGCCTTGGGTCTGATACAAGAAGGATTCTCAGTACAGGAAAAGGAAAGCAGACCGGCCAAGATATTCCGCGGTGAACCTGAGAAGCCAAAGCAAGAACCAATTGTTAAGGTTGACGTGCACATGCCGGAACAACCGGCATCAATAGTCCATGTGCATATCGACAAAAGCGGAAAAATAAAGAAAGAGGTCACGGAACGCGATGAGCATGGGTTTATTAAAACTATGATTGAAGGGCCGTTAGATGCCTAAAAACGCCCAATACTCCGACCTAGCCGTCAATACCGAAGCCGAGGCGCTGGGAGCACTGCTTAATGGTGGCTTGCTCAGGATCTACGACGGTACGCAGCCAATAAACGCGGACACTGCTATCACCAATCAGACATTGCTTGCCGAGCTAATGTTTAGCAGCCCCGCATTTAAGCCAGCCATTGCAGGCGTCATTACCGCGAATGAAATTATGCCGGATGAAGATGCGAAGGCCACGACTAAGACCGGAGCCTCCTGGTATCGGGCATCTACTAAAGACGGCGCAACGATCATGGATGGATCGGTTGGGACAGAGAAAGCTAACTGCATTATCGGCTCAACCATGATTCAGATTCATGCGAAAGTGAGTGTGGAAAGTTTTGTTCATACGATGGCTAAAGGTGCGAAAACTTAATGGCTG